ATCACCAGGTTGTAAAGGTTGTGCATCATCTCTAACTCTAATACCTCTAGATTTAAATCCTGATGGTAAGTTAGCTAAGGTTCCCGCATCCAATAATTGTCTAAGAGCTGCAGTGGCAGTTCTGGTTAATCCGCCGATCATGTGTATTAAACCAAAACCATAAAAACCTGTTCCTGGTAAAAATTTAAATTGCACAAAATAATTTATTTTCTTTTTAAGTGGATCGTTGTCACTAAAATTTCTTCTAATTGATAAAACTTTTTGTCCTGCTTCTGCAACAGTTACAACATAAGGTAATTTAATTCCTGTTGGTTCACCATCACCACCCATGTCTTCATAACCTTCTAAATCTAAATTAGTGTGTATTTCATAAAGTGTATATTGATCTTCTTGGCCATCTTTACTTATGCCCTCTAATTCTAATTTTTTATCTTCTAATTGATTTTGTGTTACTGGTGGTGATCCTAGTTCTACATCTTTATAAAATCCGGCTACTTGTTGTTTTCTTAACTCGTTTTCAGAAATTTTTATTACATGAATAATGGCCTCTGCGTCTTCTAAAGAATTAGCAGAATATGGAACTATTAAATCGTCCGCTGGTAATTTGATAATTCATAAAATCTTTTACACGCTTTGCTTGTTCTTCTTTAGCAACTGTAGTATCACCCATTATTTGAGTTCTAACAGGTCCATCTGCTGGTAATAATTCTTTATAAGCTTGCGCTTGAAATTGTGTGACTGCTTCTGCGAGAACAGGATGATTTACACCACTTGCCCCTCTAAAAGGTTCTGTTCTTCTTTCGTATTTAAATCCTAAAAGCTCTAATCCATTTCTATAAGTATCTTCCCAATCACCTCTAGATTCTTTGTATTCATTGTATTGCTCTACCATTTTAGAACCAAGAGACTCTAAAATATCTTCACCTAAAAACTCTGCTAAATTTTCAAAATGATCTTGACCACCCTCTTCAGTTACAGCTCTTGGATCAAAGGCAATTTCAGCACCACCTTCTTCATCCATAGTAACTTCAATGTTACCTTGTTGATTTTTCTTTTCAATAATCTCATCTCGCTCTTGAATTAGTTCTTCTTGTTTTGGAACTTTAACAACAGTTTCTGATATATTTGTATTTGGAAGCGGTTTATCTATCGTAGCCATCTATTATCCCTCTATTATTTCCCTAGCCGACACCATAACAGTTGGTTTAATTTTTGTCAATTTGGGCTCATCTATGGTAATTGTTTCAGGGTGAGTAAGAGTCCAGGCAAGCAGCTCAGGTTGGCTTACCTTTTTTTCATTTTGTGTATCTACAATGGCTCCTCTAATTGAGTCATATTTTATTTCCATTATCTTTTTTCCTTAAACATAGTAGCAATACCACCTCTTGCAAAGTATGCGCCTTTACCAAAACCAGGACCAGCAACTTGTTGACCTTGTCTCTCTTTAGCAGCAGTTTGTTGTCTAAAAGTTCCACCACCACCTGGATCTAATTGAACCACATTACTAAATGCACCAGCTGCTCTGTCCGCCTCTCTTGTTTTAGCTCTTTGTTTTTCTAATTTAGCAGCTTCTCTTTCTTTTTTTTGTCTATCGGCTTCTGCTTTGGCTGCATCTTGTATAAACTTATTTCTCTCTTTTGCTATTTGTAAACTTCTAAGTTGTTTAATTAAGTTTGTTGTTTGATTAGTGCCTTTCATAATTGCTCTTGAATTAATGTCAGCTAATTGTTCATCCGATAAAGTTCCTTCGAGAATTCCTTTTATTTCATTAACACCTAAATTATACTTTTCACTCAACGTACCTGAAACATTATCTATTCTTTTATCAAAAGTTTTATCGGTCATTTTATTTAAATTATAACCAGCCATTACATTTGAAGGATCATTATAATCACCGGTGTTAACTATTCTCCCTATATCATCAACCCTAATTCCCATATTACCGGCAATATTTTCTGCAATCGCTCTTTGATTAACAGGAAGTAAATCTGCTAGGCCTTGTCCCAGTCCTCTAAATAAATTTAATGTTGGACTTAAATTTACCATTGAACCCAACTGTGATTTTATTTTTCCCATAAAAGTTTGAGAACCAGGTTGTAAATTTACATCAGGCATATCTCCGTAATATGCACCTTCTAAGGTTACTTCATCTGCAAACGGATCATCAATACCCATTGCTTTCAATGCTTGACTTCTTTGATAAGCTTCAAACGCTGAACCAACTCTTGGATCTTTTTTAAATGGTGTAATCATTGGACTATCACCGTCCCTTGCGTTTTGTAAATCTACTCCAATAATTCCTTGATTTTGTTGTGGAGCTCCTATTTTTTTCTGAGGTTGTTGTGATTGATTTGTTTGCCCTAAAGTTCCTGCATCATAACCTTGAGCTGTAATTGTGTCTGCTATTTCTTTATCAGAGAAACCATAAGCGCTCATAGAATTGTAAATGGCTAAAGCTTGAGGATCTGTTATCCCTCCAACGTTGAAACCGACTCGGCCACCATCAGCTTTTTTAGTGGGAAAAAATCCACCTGGTAATTTTTCTAAAGCATCAGGGTCTAACTTTTCTTTATCTATATCTATGGTTTGTCTAAAACTACCATCAGTTGTGCCTATTAAAGTTGGTTGGACATCACCAGAGAACATACCCTTTTCATCCAAATCAACTCCTTTAAAAAGATCATCAACATTTCTATCAAACATACTTTGACTACCTGAACCAAATTTTCCTGTTTCAAGTGCATTAACAAAGTCCTCTTTTGTTTTGCCTTTGTATTTTGATTTTAAAGTACTAGTAGCATCTAATATTCCTCCAAAATCAGGTGTAAATTTATCTTTTGCTCCAGGTAGTTTAGAAAAATCTATTTCAGCAGCACCTGCTGGAGTAAACAAAGTATTACCTATTGTTGTAACTCCTTTTTTTAATAAATTATAAAGACCTAACCCTTTACCAAATTTAGAGGTTGGGTCCACGAAAGGAGATATAACAGATAAAGTTTTATCTATACCACTACCAATTTTTTTTATAGGAGAAACTTTTTTAGTTGATCCACCTACAGAGGGTCCTCCACCACCAGTTGGAGTTGGAGCACTAAAAGTTCCGCCTCTTTGTTTACCGCCCATTCCCATGGCCGCGCTTCGACCACCACCTCTTGAAACTCCTGTATTAGCTCCACCTTGATACCCTTTACCGCCAAATCTAAATGGAACTCGTCCACCATCTTTCATTTTTTCCATGATTAAAACTTCTATCCCAACAGGACCACCTTTTTTTAAAGATTGTTTTAAATCTCCAAGAGGATCCATTTCTATTTCTTTGATTTTAATATTTTCGCCTTTGATGTAATCTGTTAAAGTGGCATAGCCCATGTTATCTCTTTCGTAGGCATCAATTACATCTTCGTATCTTTCGAATTCCATCAGTAGTATTCCCTATCTATTCGCGGTAATGGTTCTTCTACATAATCGTCAGGAAGTCTTACAAATCCTCCCTGTCTAAAACGCATCAACGCTTGTGTTGTGCTGTCCACCAAATCATCATAGTCTCCATAAGGAAATGATGCACATTCTTCTATTACCTCTTCTGCGAACTTTTCATCCGGCGCCCAAATCATTCCAGACTCAAACAAGGGCGAGACTGCACTCACTCTTGAATATTTATCTTGGCCTTTACTGGGTGTGAAATTTATAACAGGTATGCCTACTTTTCGCAACTCGTATGTTAGTGGAAGACCAGAAGCTTTGGCCTCTATAATCACTGTATCAGGATTCCAGTATCTATATTGCTCTAATGCTTCTTTCTTAAGCTCTGGAAACTCTAATCTTTCTTTGAAAGCATCTAATAATATTAGATGTGCAGGGCTATCTTCACTAGGATAAAATACACCCCAAGTGGTTATTGCAGAATAATCTGCAGATTCTTTTTTAGAAAAAGCTGTGTCGTAAGATTGTATGACATGCTCTAGTTTTGGAATCCTAGCTTCCTCCCACATGTTCCACCACTCACGTTTAATAATACTACCTTCTTCTGAAGTTGGATTCTGCATCCACTGTGCATTCCATTTTGAAAGACTCAAAGAAGCTTTGACACCTTCTAGTTCAGGCAACTTCCAATATTGAGGCCAGATAGGTTTACCTGATGGCATGATTGCTGGAAACTCTATGATGTCCCATTTATCTGCTTTGATATGTTTTTGAGAATTTAATAATGCTCCTGTTAAATCTTTTAGACTCCAACGAGTCATAACCACGACGATCGCTCCACCTGGCTGTAAACGTTGACGTGGTCCTGATGTATACCACTCGTAAGCTTTTTCTAGAGCTTCAGGATTCATTGCGTCTTGTTCTGAGTGTGGGTCATCGATGATCAATAAATCCGCTCCACGACCCGTGATCGCCGATCCCACACCCGCAGCATAGTACTCACCTCCTTGCTCGGTTTCCCATTTACCCGCGGCCTGTGAGTCTTCTCTGAGTCGTGTGTTAAATATCTTTTGATACTCAGGAGAATCAATTAACGTTTTAGCTTTTCGTCCAAAACGGAGCGCGAGTTCTGTAGTGTGTGTTGTCTGTATAATTTTAAGATCTGGTTTACGTCCAACCATCCAGGCAGGAAGTAAGAAAGATGCAAACTCAGATTTAGTATGCCTTGGTGGCATGTTGATAATTAATCTTTTTGATTTGCCTTGTGCAATCTTATTAAATTTTTCTGCAATTTCTTTGTGATGTTTACCTTCAATAAACTCTGGCCACATAGCTTTTACAAAAGACATAAAATTATTTTTTATATCATCTTGTCTAACCTTTTCTTCCAAAATAGTTTGAGCTTGTTGGAACTCTAGTATCTCTTCTTTGGTTTGTTTATCGGTGTGATCGGTTCGATAATATTTCGAAGTCTTTTTTCTTAACTCTTGAATGGCTTTCATAAAAATTTTTGCAGAATTTTTTTCACTTCTGTTTTGTTTTCGTTTGAAATTTATCATGTATTTAAGTTTAAAACAAACTGTATATGTCATGTCGTTGGGACCCCTACTGTTTTGGGGAGGGTGGGCCCCCGGTTCACGAGCAGAAAACCCATTTTTTTTGGGACCCCTCGCTATGCAGTTTGTGCATAGGGTATGGGATTTATCCCATACCCTTTTTTAATTTATATTTTTGGATAGTGAAACTGCCAAAGATTATTGGCAACTCTATTGATTGCTTTCCAGTCAGGTCTATTATTATAAGTTCTAAAATCTTTTTGAATATTCTTTTTAAAACCATCAATAATAAATTCTTTATTAACTGAAGTATTCATTAACTTGTTTAATATTCTTTCCCATTTACTTAAACAACTTTCTCTAGGATATAATCTTACATAACCATAACGAGTAAAAGGATTTATTAGATCAACCTTTTTATAACCGGTCGGGACCAAAAGTAATTGGCTAGTATTAACTGAACCATACATATCCAATAATCTTTGAATTTTATATCCTGTCCCTCGCAACATTTTATTCATTTGCCAGATACAAAGTCCCGCGCCGGTTATCCTTCTCTCATGGAACCTTGGTTTAGTTTTATAAGTTTGATCTTCTTTTGAAACAAAGTTAATCATGCCGCCCCCTGTTTGTAATTTATCATTACATGAGCTGGTTTAGTCGCGCATCTATAATTATTTACACCAGGACTAGTATCAAAATAAATAATGTATTTTGGAGTCTCCATACATTTTTTATCCCAAGCAAAAGTTCTAGTGATCCATTCATTATACTTTTTGGCCTTAAAAGTTATTCGACCTGTCATTCCTGTTTTTAGTTTTTTAATCATTTTCCAAAACCCCTACACACTTATCTTCACCATTTGGAAAGCCAGTTAATTCATCTAGCATTTTGTGATTATCGTAGCCCAATTTTATGCAGGCTTCTTGAATGTCATGAAATGTAAATAACATATTTTTAGTTATTTGCATCATTCCTGGTCTTGTTTCTTTTGGTACTATTTTCATTTTTTATCCTTTCTATGTTATGGGATTTTATACTAAATCCCATAACATAAGTCAAACAATTAATTAATTGTTTCATCTATTGGTGGCAAAGCCTTTACTTCTCTATTCCAGCTTAAACCGTCTTTTTGTAAATTAGTATGAAGTTTTTGCTTCAAACTATCCGGGCTTCCTGCTTCCATGATCTCTTTATAAGACGCCCTTTTATTTTCCTCCAATGTTGCAAGTATTTTTCCTTCCGGAGTTTGTTTTATTTTTTCCCTTGCAAAATCACCGGCCCAGTCTCTTATCTGTTCCCAGCAATCATCCGGAGTTATGCGAGTTGAGTTATAACCAAATAAGCTAAAATCCTTCTCTTTAAATTTATAGCTTATGTCTTTTTTAGCGTGTTTAGTTTTATTAAAAAACCTAGCCGCCTTACTCATTTTTTGTTTTAGAGTTTCCATAGCTTCTTCTAATTCGGTGATAATGGGTGTTGCCCCAATATCATCCGCTAGATTTTTTTCAGCTATCTCTATTGCTTCTGCTTCAATTGATTTTAATTTCAATTCAGCAGCATTTATTAATGGATCATAGTTTCGATTTAATTCTGAAACAAAATGATCTCGTTGCCATTTTTGCATCGTTGCTTTTGCCATGTTTTATCCTTTCTGTTATTTTTATTTTATAAACTACTTGACAATCATTGTCAATAGGATTATATAGGATATATTAATTAATTTACTTGTTTAGATAATTAATTAATTTGAGCGGCGGTTGACTGCTTTAAGGTGTGCACACTATCAACCATGGCCCCGGTTAATTTAGAATTTAAGCTATAGGCCGGGGCTGGTTAAGAGCTCGATTAGTGAGGGTGTACGGCTCTATAAACTGGACCCCAAAAGGTCGTAAGGGTCCGCGATGCATCTGATTGGTGGGCTAATACTGACGGACGCCCCTACTTACGACCTGGGATCAGCGCGCCCCATGAGTGATTGCATATTTATATGCATGAGGGTGAGCGGCGTTAGCTGGTCAATTGTTTGTGGCTTGCAGAATCCCGCGTTAGCTAGTAGTGGGCGGCAAGCCACAAGCTATTTTTTTTTGGGTGGGCCCGCCCGCGCGCAAGCCCCCCAGTTTAGAATTGTTCTAAACTAAAAAGCTTGACAAGTCCGCAGGCCTGGGATATTGTGGGAGACAGAAAGGATTAAAAAATTATGGATATAAAAACAGCAAAACAAATAACGGGGTCATTGTCTAAGCCTTCCAAAATGCCGGGATGGTCTTACGGGCTACCGGCTAAAGAGTGCAAGACCGGCGGCAAGCTGCAGAAGGTGCCGGGCTCGACGTGCTATGATTGCTATGCTTTAAAAGGTTGTTATGTCTTTAAAGTTGTACAAGATGCACAATATTATAGATTAAAAGCTATTAAAAATAGGTTATGGGTTCAGGCTATGGCATTACAAATCAACAATAAAAAATCACCTGAATTCAGGTGGCACGATTCCGGG